AATTTACAATCTCTAATTGTTACATCAGGAGTACTTTCCAAATATATCCCATATAAAGCTGTTTCAGTTGTGCTTCTAAAGATACAGTTTTCTATTGTTGAACCCAGTGCTGTAACTGCCAAATCAACAGCCTTTCCAGAAGTTGCTCCATTTGGTCTGAATCTAAATCCAGATACATAGAAATCTTTGGCTGCAACATTTAAGATAGTTCCTTCTGCTGTTCCAACTGTCCACAGTACTCCTTCTGGACTATTACCCATTCCAATGATCCTTAATCCTACTTGTGCAGCAGTTACTGTAACTGATTCTGCGTAATCGCTTGTTTCATCTATTTCATTTCCTCTTACAAAAATTGTATCATAAGTTCCGCCTGCTGCTAATGATGCAGCAACTGCTTCTGCGATTGTGATAAATGCGTCTGCCCAAGAACCACCACCATTTGATGCAGATAAACTACTATCTACATAATAAATAGTTCCACCATTTCCTACTGCATTAACTGTGCCTTGAAATGTAATATCTTCACTAAAATTGTAAGGCCCATTTGTGTAAGGAGATGCTGCTGGTTGTCCATTTGCTCCTCTAAATCCATTTCCCATTTTTTGTCTCCCTGGGAGTTGTTTCGCTACCTATAATCTTATAGGCACGTTTCATCATGCGGTCCCAGGCCACATGATACAGTAATCACTTTAAAATGTAAAAGTAAAAATAAAAAATAAATTAATAACCAATAAAGGTTAGGTTATGTATTCCGGTTGAAACAGTCCCAAGTGTGAATATCCCAGTTGCAGGGTCAAATGAACTATCAGTGATAGTAGATAATCCAGCATCATCCTGAACAATCATATTCAATAGTTCTTCAAAGACCATACCTTTTCCATCGGTTACATCTGAATTGAAGTCAATTGTGAAACCTGTTGCTGCTGCTGCAGTGGTTTGGATTGAAATAATCTTTAAATCACCAGACCATCCTATTTTTCTGAATGTTTCTATTATTGCGGTCATTTTTTCCTCCTTATGCAATTCCGTACATCTGGGAACTTGCTGCTTCAAATGTATTAGCAATGGTTAAATACTCTTTCAGCATATAGACATAGCCATCTGCGTCAGTGTATTTTTCCTCATAGGTGAGGTCCTGAAGTACTGCAAAGAATATGTATCTCATATCAAGGAACAATATTCTTTTTGCACTAGCTCCCTGTGGCATGAAAATGTCTCTGATGAATGTTACACCATCAAGTACAAATGCGTCAGGAATACCAAACATCGTGTCAGGGGTGATTGTTCGCTGTAAATCCATCAATAAACCTTTGACGTAATTGTGAGTACTTGCATCAGTTATCGCTAATGTAACTAAACCTTTAGCGTTAAATGTAGTAGCAAATTCTGCTCTAATCAAAGGGATTGTTGGATAACCACCAGCCCTATTAGTTGTATTTGTCGTTATTTGTTGAATCATTCCATCAGGTTCATTAACGTATGTTGAAGAATCACCATTAATTAATGCGTCTTCTTCAGCTTCGTATATGCTAACTGTCTTTACACCAAGGTCAAGTTGCGTTGGGTCAATAAACCCCCTCATACCTGCAATTGCGGGACCTGAAATGCTACCTTTAGCATACAAGAACTTTATTGCGACACTTACTCTCTCGTAAGAATCTGTCTGGATTGAGACCGCTGCATTCTCTGCTGCCCATTCTGCTCCACCTTTAGCTGTTAATGGGATGTAATCATACGTCAAACCTTTAACTGCTCTTCGGGGTGTAAGATTCCTGAAAGGAGTTTGTCTGATTGTTCTGTCCCAAATAGAAGGGTCTGGATATACCGGAACTAATGCTGTTCCTGCTGTCCCTGCACCACCTGTTTGAGAGTCAATTGAAACTTTAGCGATGTCAATTCTCTTATCGACTTTGTTCCATGGATTGTAATACTCTTTTGAAAATCCACCGAACCCATCTTTGCCGATATTTCCAGCGTCAAACCTTGATTTACAAGTTTCTATACTGAAATTGTCCTCATAACTTTTGAATATTGCGTTCATTGTGTTACCTCTTAACTCGCGAATATTGGAAGTTTACCTGCTTTTATTGCTTTCTCAGTCTCTTCATCAGAAGGTTTGCCTTTATCTTTGCCATTACCATCACCAGCATCTTCTTCTTTTGAAACTAATGCAGCTTTCTCAAGAGATTGCTTCTTTTCTGTTGCTAGGTCAGTTTCGAGTTGTTTTACTTTCTTTTCACTTTCCTCAACTTTCTCTTTCTCTTTGTCAAGCTCATCTTCTAACTCTTCTTCTTTTTTGAGCTGTTCTTTTGTTTTTGTTAATTCATCTTGTGCTTTCTTCAACTGTGTTTCAAGTTCGGAAACCTTTTCAGTATATTCTGCTTCCTTCTTTTCAACAGCAGTATCAATATCTTTCTGTGTGAAACTTGTCATTTTTTGTCCTCCATTAAATGCTATGCCAAACCTTTTCGCTACCATACCATAACTTGCATTACGGTTGGATTGTATCGGAACCCAAGTAGCCTCTAAGATTTCTCCTTTGGTATATGTTCTGATTTGTTTATGGTCTAAATCTCTCATTTCTGAGTCATAAATTATTGCACCTATTGAAATGCCTGGATTTTCACCTTTAGCAATAGCTTCGTCTACTTGCTTCTCAATTTGAGCTGCTAATGGGTTAGCTTCTTTTGAGAAAAACCAGGGATTAGCTGTTAATGCAGTATGATTTCCTTTATTAATGGCAGCTAAATTATTCCAACCGCCAACCCAGGACTGCATCTTATTATCATGATTAGCTAACGCCTTCAAAGATTTACAACTAGCAAAGTCATGTATTAATTCCTTTGCCATCATTTCATCGTCTCTATCCAAAGAAGTATCTGAAAGAATAGCCTGATACTCTCCTGTGGTGGTGTTCTTGGTTACTGGCATCCATAACTTTATTTTTCTTTCCATTGTTATTACCTTTTACTTTAGTTTATTTAAATACAACTTCATTTTGGGTGGAACGCTAAGGAACTTCTGCAAGATGGATGCCCTGGGGGGTGGGGATATGTTTTCATTGTTCCAGGGTCTATGAACTCATCATCTAAATCCTGTTCTTGGTTACTTAGTCGTTTACATATATCTGAAGTTCTATCGTCAAATGCGGTTTTCCATACCTTTTTTCCTGTTAAGCCGGATTCTTTATATCCTAATAATTTGGCAGAGTTTAACGTTCTATTTGTCTCAGTACGACCAATCATGTTCGCTCTCCATTCAGAGAAACCATCAAATACTCCTTTAATGTCATCTTTGACTTCACTTAAACTTTTATGTTCATTAATATCTGCCTGAACAACAGATATGACTTTCTGTTGAATGTCTTTACTTACCCCTTTAATGCCCATCCAGGGTTTACCATTAATATTATAACCGTTGATTTGTTGTTGTTGTAATAAGTTAAGTTTGTCTTGATATGCTTCGGTAAACCCAATGTCAACACCCAATTCATTCTCAGCAGATACTAACCCTGCAACTAAATCTGTTTTGAGGAATTTCTTAACATTTGCAGCAAAGGCAACAGTATTGACAGAGTTAAATAAGCTCTTGAGAAACCCACCAAAGAATTTAGTAGTATAAGATTTTTCAAGTTGAAGTTCATCTGCCGCATGCAAGACTTTCCTCTCAAAATTATCAAATGTTCTTAATAAAAAGTCTGAATAATCTTCTGCTTTGTTTATCACATCATCCCCAGGGTCAAGTTCTAAGAATTTATGAAATTTATCATTTTTATCTGGTTCTTTGGGTTTAGGGGTATCTTTATCTTTTATAAAATCAGAAACATCAACTTTTTGTCCTATTTTATCAGTAGGTATCCTAACGTGTGCCTCATCACCAAAAGCATCATCTAATTGCAGTTCTTCCAAAGGTATCTCAAACTTTATGATTTCTTCACCAAATCCGGAGGCTTGACCATCTTCTTTAGTTGTAAAGAAAACCCCATCTTCTTTGCCTGTCATCTCCCCACTATTTCTAATCTTATCTGCATTTTCTTTTGAAGTGTGATGATATAAAACAGCTTTACCTTCTTGTGTTACCTCTGCACCATTATCTAACAATTCATCAGCCAAATCAATGGCATCTTCTAAAGCATCACCCTTTACCCCCCTATCACCTAAAGAATTTTTAAGATTTTCTTCCTTAGCTTTTGGCGTTTCTTTACCTTCGTCTTCTTCACCATAAATAGGAGACCCATCAGCATTATGCCCTATTATGTGCCCTCCTCTTGGACCTATCTCTATCTTATTAATATATAATTTAAGTTTGCCTGCATTCCTCATAGAAGATTCGTCTGACCCCTCTGTTGCCTGTGGAGGAGGAAATGGATTGTTACCGAAACTGAATGAAGTTTCTTGGCCAGGTTTCTTTAAAGGTTCATCTCCCCATTCAACAGTTTCTTTACCTTTCTTTTTTCTGTATTCGTTTATTGTCATTGCACCATTCTCAACTTCCCATTTATCCTGTTCAAACTCAATCTTTTCTTCAGTATGGTCTTTTGGGAAATATTTGTACCTGAGACCACTATCTTCCATTTGTAATATTTCTGTGATGGTTTTTCTGGTGTGTATCTTTTCAATAAGTGCGAGATAAGGTTTGATTGCATTTCTTACAGTA